CACATATACAGCCCCGCCGAGACGGGGCGAAGGAGACGAAAATGACGACACAGGCAGCAACTCACGGCGCGGCTATCCGCGCATCCGCTCGCAGGTACGAGCGGATGGAAGAGGCGGGGCTAGTCGGGCTGGACGAGGACACGGCGCGAGCGTCGGCTCTCGAGGCGGCTATCAGCGCGAGCGTCGACGGCGTAGACCGGACGGGGGAGCGCGAGGGCGAGAGCATCATCCGCTACGCCGACGGTTCGATCTTGCTGCTCGGATGGGCGGCGGTTGACGGGGATGCCTACGTAGCTCGCGGGGATGCCCGCCGCGAGGCGCTGGAGCTGCTGGACGGCGCGGACGATGCGCCCGCGCCCGAGAACGGCGGCTCGCAGGCGGCGGCAGCGGGCGCGGCTATCCGCGCCGACGCGGACGCGATAGAGGCGACGCTCTCGCGCGCCGACGATACGGCGGATATGCCCGACGGCGGGCGGGCGGCGCTCTACGCCGATGCGAGCATCCTGCTCGTGGACGCCGACGGCTCGGCGCGCGTGGCTGTGGGCATGGCGCTACACGAGGCGCGGGCGCTGCTGGACGCGCCGACGGGCTACTATCACTGCGCGCGCTGCTGCTACACGGCGGACAGCGAGCGGACGATAGTGGGACATGCCCGCGCCGAGCATGGCGAGCGCGCCGACGGGCGGACGGCTGAGGAGCTGCTCGCTGAGGTCGCGTTCGCTGCGGACCCGGACGAGCTGGTATGGCGCGGCGGGGGATGGGTGTATGCGCGCGAGCAGTCCCCGCCGCGCGCGGGCGGATGGGATGCCCTGCTCGACGACACGGCGCGGGCTGCCCTAGCTGAGGCGGACGCTATCGCGGCGCGAGAGCAGCGCCCGGACTACACGGCCGACGAGCCGCGCCGCTGCCCTGTGTCGGGCGCGTGGGCATGCCGCATCTGCGGCGCTCGGATGGAGTGGCGGCGCGCGACATGCGAGCCGTGCCAGCCGAGCATCATCCTGCTGATGGGGCGGCGGATGTTGAAGCCGTATCGGGCTGTGGGCGCTCTCGCGGCTGCGGCGCGGGCGGCGGACGACGGCGGCTACGAGGACGCGAGCTTTGCCGCTATCTACCGTCGCGCGACGGCTGAGCGCTGGCTGCGGGACGTGGACTAGCCCCCACTGAAGAGGCCCCCCGCTGGCGGCGGGGGGCCGAAACGCCCTTCGGGGCGTCTGGGGAATCCGCCCCAACCCTCAAGAGGAGGACGGAAATGAAAATCGCAGACCCTATCACTATCGCTACGCGCGACCACGGCGATGTCCTCGTCGAGTTCGAGCTGGCCGCGCTCGATGAGCGCGGCATAGACGAGCCTTGCGCGGCGTGGACGGCGCCCTCGGACGAGGCGAACGTCGTCTGGCCCGGCTGGTCCAACTCGGAGCTTCACAACGAGTTGTTCAAGCACCTGTATTCCGTCCACGGGGTCAGGCTCTCCACCCGCCGCCTGACCGTCGGACGACGGAACTACGTCGGACTGGGCGACATAGCCATAGACCTCGGGCAACGGGAGGCAATCGTTCGCTTCGGGGTGGACGGCGCGCACTGGAACATCCCGGACGCGGAGGACCTCGAGACTCTGGGCTGGACGATGGATGTATACACCGACGCGCTGCTCGACGCGCTCTATCTCCAGATAGGCGTCGATCTGTATCCCGTCGAGCCGGGGCAGGGTCTCATCCACGACGATGTGCATGAGACGCACTACCCCGACGGGGGGGTAGTGTATGAGTGCGCCCGCCACCAGCGCACGTGGCACGTCGCCAGCGCGACGTCAGCCGCGAGCTGGGGGACGCCCTGCGCGGAGGATGAAGATCGTATAGCCCACTGATGAGCTCGCGCGGCGGCGCGAGCGAAACCCCCGCGAGGGGGTCTGGGATACCGCCCACCACATATACAGCCCCGCCGAGACGGGGCGAAGGAGACGAAAATGGCAACACAGGCAGCGACTCTCAACAGGCGCATCCGATGACCCGCCCGCGCTCGCTGAAGAGCGAGACGACCCGCATCCGGACGGCGCACGGCGGCATGTACGTTACCGCCGCCTTCGACGAAAACGGCATGCCCTGCGAGGTGTTTATTACACTGGGCAAGACCGGCGGATGCGATCACGCAAACGTGGAGGCGCTGGCTCGCGTCATCGCGCTGGCGCTCCGGTGCGGAGCGTCAATCGACGCGCTGGTCAGCCAACTCAGCGGCCTGACCTGCTGCCCCATCTGGGACGATGCCCGACAGATACGATCCGTGCCTGACGGCGTGGCGGCGGCGCTGAGCCGATACCGAGAACTGAAAGCCCACTGACGAAACCCCCGCAAGGGGGTCTGGGGATACCGCCCACTAAATAGCCCCGCGTAGACGGGGCAGAAGGAGGCGAAATAATGAAGGATGTTGTCATCGCCTACATCCACATGTCCCACGACGTGGACGCGCTGGAGCGCGCGAGCGTGTGGGACGTCGTGGCCAACGAAGCGCGCGTCGATGTAGCGCACATGGCACGTGACCTCCGCGCGCGGGGGTGGTCGTGGAACGACAACGTGGCGGCGTGGGAGTCCGACGTGGACAAACACCACTACACCCGCGTGATGCACGACATCGAGCGGTCGCTACTCTACGGGCACCCCGTCCGTGAGGTGGTCGTCCTCGACCATCGAGCGGATGTGGTTTACTCCAAAGTTTACGAGGGAGACATATGACTACAGACACCGTGATACTGACACCCTTGGCGCGACGATCTCGCGCGCTGGGCAACGGCAAGCGCATCTGCTCGCGCTGCCTCTACGTGGACGCGCCCACCGCGATGAGCGGCCACATCGACAAGTGCTGGCCTGCCCCCGTCGTCGACAGCGGCATGGCCGCCGTCCGGGAGTGGGCGGACGGGGAAGTCGAAAAGCGAGAGCTGGAGGCGCGATTGCGCCGCGTGAAGGCGCGGCAGCGCGAGCGCGAAAACTCCGTATTGGAGTATCTCGCATCAGAGGGCATCGACCTTGTGAGCATCGACGCGGGGACCATCTACCACACGTCGACCGTGTGGGCGTCCATCGTGGGCGACCCCGACGCGGCGCACGCAGCTCTCCGAGCCGAAGGGCTGGGAGAGCTGGTCAAGGAACGAGTCAACACGCAGACGCTCTCGGCGTGGGTGCGCGAGCTCGGGGTGGACGCCATCCCGCCGAGCCTCGAACCGCATCTCAAAATCTCGACACGCCACGCGGCGCGGCTGAGGAGGCGATGAGCAAGACTCTCCGACCGGCGGCACCCGCTACCTAGACATCGCCAGCCCGCCGCACAGACGGGCTGGCATCCCTCCGGGCTTCGAGCCGCGACTTGCGGCGGCCCGCTGATGAGCGCCGAAACAGCGGCGCAGAAAGGGGAAATGATGGTGGTGGCAAAGAACCAGCAGGAATTCGAACTCGCGTTGGACGACTTCGGCGCGGACATTGGGAACGAAGTCGCTGAAATGCTCGGCGGCGAGAGCTTCGCCGGCTATGACCTGCCTAAACTTACCGTCCCGGGAGCTGGGTCGACAGTATGGGAAATGCCGGAGACGGACGACCAGCCGCACGCAGCGGAGATCGAAGGCGTGATACTGCACTGGTCGACGACACGTGCCTACCACGCCGCCGAATACGGCGACGATGACAGCACGCCCGACTGCATCTCGATAGACGGGATGACAGGAGTGGGAGACCCTGGCGGGGCGTGCGAGTCCTGCCGCATGAACGAGTGGGGTAGCTCGCGCAACGGCACGGGCAAGGCGTGCGGCGAGCGCAGGATGATATACATCCTGCGAGAGAACTCACTCGTGCCGATGGTCGTCCAAGTCCCCGCCGCGTCGTTGAAAGCATGGCGCTACTACATACTGGCCATGCTCGACAGGGGCGGCGCGAAGTACGCCAACACGACGCGCTTCGCGCTTCGGGCCGCGAAGGCGGGCAACCGCACGTACACCCAGATTGTATTCCGCTCTGGGCGGCGGCTGACGGCTGAGCAGACACAACGCGTGCGCGCGTATGCGACGCAGATAATCGCGGTGGTCGAGGGCGACCCACCTATCTAGCACGCATAGACCGCGCCGTCTCCGGGCGGCGCGGCGGAGGGCAAAATGGACATCGGCCACGACTGTGAGCAGCACTTTCGGACAGTCAAATATCTCGGCGACACGATGTGGCTCGTGGTCTGCGAGATATGCGCTGAGTACCTTTCGTGGGGCAGCGCGGGTACGCCAGAACATGGATTCGAGCTGTGCGGGCCACGCTGCTGCGACCTCCCCAGCACGTGGGTTGACGCGATGCCCGCTCCGCGCGGCAGAGTCGAGCTGAGACGCGGAGACAAACGGCTCGTGCGCGGTGGGACAGAGTCGATAAATCTCTCGGAGTGCTGGGAGTGCATCTATGAGAGCGGCTGCGAGGACGGGATAGCGGTTGAATTGGCGTGGTGGGAGTGGCAGGTAGAAATGCGAGCGTGGCTCGCGCAGAGACCGTGCGGGGTACGAGTGCGATATGAACTGTACTCCCCCTGCGGCTGGGGCAGAGCGCATACGGAGGGCAGACATGACCTGTAAGCACGGCATCTGCGGCAGCGCCTTCGGCCGATACTGTGCCGAGGGCGCGGCGGCGCTCGAACAAAGGCCGCACAGGGAAATACTGATGTGGCTGGACGCCGCGCCGGTGGAAGTCGATTTTGCGAAACTCGGAGTGCGGTCGGAATGCGGAGCTACTCTGTACCTCAGATACAGGGGGGATACTGTGTGATTAGCGATGCAACTTACTCCGCCGAGCTGAGCCCGATCAACCCGCGCTAGAAGAGGCGCTGCTCCACCACGAGGTCGACGGGCGGATACACGCCGTCTACCTCGACGGCAGCCACATATACATCTGCGAGGCGTCGCGCACGGTCAGCGCATCGCAGAACTGATGGAGGTACTCACGGAATGAGGGAAAGAGACAGGATAAGGGTAAGAGACAGTATCGATTTGATTATTAAAGGTCTGGTCGAGCAAGGGATAGATGTGTATGCGCTAGACGGTGACACGCTCGCTACTATTTGCCCTGTTTGCCCTGGCGGAATGATGCGTCCAAAATCCCTGCAAATCAGCCGTAGGTTTGGGTTTGTGAAATGCGAATGCGATTGCGTTTGCGGCACTGCGGGGACCAAAGACGACAAAGGTGGACACTACAGTTGCATATGTGGTGACGCCGACCTCGGATGCGGATGTGACCCGTCACGAGTGGGAGACCAGTGGGGGAGGGAAGGGCAGTTTGTGTTTCTCCACGGGGGCAAGGTGGTCCTACACATGTCACGAGTAGAATTGAGCGACGAAGTAGCCAAAATGATTATTGTGCCATGAAGACAGCGGCGGCAGTGGCCGCAGACCAGGGCGTGTTTCGGCCGAGCGGCAAAATCGGCGGAGCTGACGTGTATCGAATCCGCTGCCTAGCTCACGGCGGTACGAAGCGCAATCTCGCGCTGTGGGACGGGGACGGCGGCAGCATCGGCGCGAAGTGCCACTCCCACGAGTGCAGCTATGAGGACATTGCTAAGGCGCACGGATTCGAACTCACCTACTCCGGCATCCGCTACGACCGCGCGGATGGCGGACACGTCGAGCGACGACGTGGCGCCGGGAAGGACTACTCAGGGAATCGAGGCAGCTCTAAAGACACACACCTGCGTATCTGGAGCGTCGACGACCCCACAGCCACGATGGTAATTGTCGAAGGTGAGAAGGCCGCGCACGCGCTGGACTGTCTCGACATCGACGGCGTTATCGCGGCCTCGTGGGTCGGCGGGTCAGGCAACGTGAAGCACGTCAACTTCGCGCGGGTGCGCGGGCGCGCCGTCGTCGTGTGGGGGGATGCCGATACGCCCGGACGCGCCGCGGCTCGAACGGCGGCGGCCAGCTGTCTCAGGGCAGGGGCGCGCAGCGTGAAGATGGTGGACACGACGGGGCTACCCGACGGTGCGGACGCGGCGGACGTGACAGGCGCTCAGGCACGCGAGCTGCTGTCCAACGCGCGCGCCTACAAGCCAAAGCCGTCGGACATCTCAGCCCCACCTCAGCCCAGTATCGACACGCTGAATATCGCGCATGTGTACCAGATACGCGAGGAGGGCGACATGCCGACTCCCTCACTGCATCGCATCGTCGTAGACGGCGTGCGGATGGATATAGGTGACCTGTCGAATCTCACGAGCCAGGCAAAATTCCGGAATTTCTACGCCGACTTGACCGGGCGCTGGCTGACGGCACTCCCGCGCGGGCAGTGGGATATAGTCGTACAGGCGCTGCTCGACCGCCGCGAGCTGATCCACCCAGGTCATCCGGCTCATCCGAAATCGACGGAGGAAAAGGAAGAAACTCGTGAGTGGGTGCAGGTCTATCTGGACGTGCAGGCGGAAAATATCGACCGCGGCGAGCGTGGGGAGATAGTCGAGGAAATTATCGCGGACAAGGCGGCGCGCCAAGAGAGCTATATCCATGAGGATGTGGCGCATCTTTTCTTGCCGGATTTCTTGCGATGGGTCAACCAACGACAGGACGCTGGGCTGACAACGCGCTCGCTCAGCGCGAGACTGCGTGATATAGGATGGACGCCGCGCGCTGTCAAGTACCGCTTCATGGGCAAGCGAACAACGCGCAGTGTCTGGCTGGATAGCGTGGATAGCGTAGGATAGCGAAAAACAGGGGCTTCGCTATCCAGCTTCAGTCTCAATTAGCGGGGGATTCGGGGCGAAACCGTAGCTGGAACGCCGTCCTAATTGATACCGATCAGGCAAAAAAATCTTGGTGGATAGCGGGATAGCGAAAAATGAGAAATTTGATTTTTCCGGTTTTTGGCTATCCCGCTATCCAAGTCTCAATTAGCGGGGGTTTTGGAGGCAGATCCGTAGCTGGGACACCGCTCTTATTGAGATTTTGCTGGATAGCGAAGCCTCTGTTTTTCGCTATCCAACGCTATTCACGCTATCCACTTCTGGCGCAGTTGGAACTTTCGGGCGCAAAATTTACGGATTGCAACTCCGACTATGGCTGCACTGTAGCATGGTCGGCAGGGGGAAGCAAATGAAGGTAGATGTGGTCATCGGGCCGCCGGGGTGCGGCAAGACAGCGTGGCTCGCTCGGCAGGTCGAGCTAGCGAGCGCGGCGGGTGAACAACCTGCGGTGATGAGTCTGACTCGCGCGGCAGCGCGGGAAGTCGCGGCGCGCGGGCTAAAGGCCGACGACCGCTCGGTTGGGACGCTGCACTCACTGGCATACCGCGCGCTCGGCAACCCGGAGATTGCCGATATCCCCAAGCACCTGCGCGAATGGAATGAGCGACACCCCCTGCTCCGCATGCCCATGGCGATGGGGCGGGACATCGACGACGACAATGTAGCCCCGAAATCACAAGACCTGCTCGGGGCCAAACTGATGAGCCAGTGGAACATCGCGCGCGCACGCCGTGAGCCGACGCCGGCGCAGTGCGAGTCGTTTGCCGAACTCTGGCGTGAGTGGCTGGAGGAAACAGGGCGGACGGATTTTACTGGACTGATCGAACGCGCCCTCCATGAGACCCATTGGGCGCCGGGACGTCCCACGGTCCTCTTCGTCGATGAGGCGCAAGACCTCTCGGCGCTCGAGCTGGCTCTCGTCCATCACTGGGCACAGGACGGCAAACGTTTGGTGATGGTCGGCGACCCCTATCAGAATCTGTATCACTGGCGCGGCACAGACGCAGGGGCTTTCGCGGCGCGGCACGGGGTCGTACTCTCGCAGAGCTATCGCGTGCCAGCCGCCGTCCACGATCGCGCCACCCGATGGATCCGACACATGCAGGGATGGCGACCTATCGAATACTCGCCGACAGACCAGCCGGGGGCGGTGCGCCAGAACTCCGCGACGTGGCGGACGCCGCAGCCACTGCTGCCCCAAATCGAACGCGACATCGAACGGGGTAAGACCGTGATGATACTCACGACGTGCGCCTACATGCTCCGCCCCATCATCCAAATTTTGCGGAATCGAGGAATCGCCTATCACAACCCTTATCGGCGGAAGTCACGCACGTGGAATCCACTGCACATCATCAGCGGCAAAATCACGGGGCGCGAACGAGTACTGGCGTTTTTGCGCCCGACGTCGGAATCTCTGGACTGGGAGCGTGGCGATGTGGCCGCATGGACGTCGGCGGTAAGAGCGGCGGACGTGATACGCTCCGGGCGACGCAACGCCGTCAAGGACGTGCCTGACGACATCCTGTCGATGGAGGACGTCCTAACGACCGAGGCGATGGATGCCGCGCTAAGTGGTGACGTGGACTGGCTCTGGGACCATGCGTTGGCTGGCTCGCGGGCGGGGCTGACGTACCCGATCCGAATCGCGAAGCTGCGCGGACGAGACGCGCTGAGGCGCGAACCGAAGGTCATTGTCGGGACAATCCACAGCGTCAAGGGCGGGGAGGCGGATAGCGTGTACCTCTTCCCAGACTTGAGCGGCGCGGGCATGGACGAGTGGCTGGGCGGGGCGCGCGCGCCCATCTATCGACTGTTTTACGTCGGCATGACCCGCTCCCGTGAGTCACTGACAATCTGCGCGCGCGAAAGCACCTACGCGGTGGAGCTGTGAGCCAGCAGCAGTGCCTGCATCCGCACTGCGGTAGGTGGGCGGTCGTAGCGGTGCAAGAGACGCCTATACAGCGGACGATAATCCAGATGTACTGCGCGCTACACATACCACGCGGATGGGGGCAAGCGGGAAATGCAGAAAAAAGACACTGAGACTACCAGACGGATGATGCGCGCGATACTGGCGCTAATGCGAGACCCTCGCAGCCCGCTGTACGGCAAGACAGGGATTTTCCTGCTGCCCAAGACCACTGACAAGGGGGAGGCGACGCGGGTTCTGCGAGCGGAAGAGCGAAAGGGAGGATAATGGTCAGACTGACTACCTACTGGGCGCGTGTCCACGCGAATCTGTGTACGGACTGCGATAACCGGCCAGCAGTAAACCCCGAGACGAAGACTAACTTTCGGCGATGCCGATCGTGTCAAGACAAGCGGAATTTTCAGAAGGCGATGAGACGGAAAAAGGGGCTGCGAGGATGAGACTCAAGAACTGCCGCATCTGCGCCGTGAGGCTGTCGAGGTATGAACTGGAGTATGCGAGGGTCGGCGCGGACGCGCCGAGGATACCTCAGCTCACGGCAATCTGTCTGCCGTGTTGGTACGCTCTAAATGCCGTCGTGTCGGATACCGAATGCACGTATCGGCGGGCGGCGTATGCGCTCCATGACGCCGTGCGAGCGTCTGATGCGGAGGCGCCGGGCAGAGAAGTCGAGGCGCGCCGTGTCGCTCGAAGGGGTGGCGCGATACGAGACTTCGCAGAACGGAGGTGGACGCAACTATGACCGCGGAACAGTGCGGAATATGTGGGCATAAGCCACTGGACACAACCTGCTCGTGCTGGTTCTGCGCGAGCGGGAAGCTGCACTATCATTGAGCTATCGTTACCAAAAGAAAGTTTCGGAGGTAAAAGTTTCATGGCATTTGAGGCGGCTGTGATTCGTGCGATAAAAGACGAGTTGACGAAACGGGGAGCATGGGTCTACAAAACCCACGGCTCGGCGTACAGCATGAGGGGAGCGCCTGACATACTGGCGTGCTACCCCGACGGCAGGTTCGTTGCGCTCGAAGTCAAGCAACCAGGTCGACGGTCGCGTGCCACGCCACTCCAGAAATACCATTTGCGGAAAATCCGCGAGGCGGGCGGCGTGGGCGCGGTGGTGACGAGCGTCGAGGAAGCTCTGGACGCCATAGCCCAACCGTGCTAAAATAACGAGAAAATAAGGGAGGTGAACTCACGTGGCAAAACCAAAATATCCGTCTGAGCTCCGGAGGACGAAGTGCATCTCGCTGTATCTATCGCCACTAGAGCATGAGCGGTTTTTCGAGGCGGCGTGGCTTCGGCATCAGCGGCTGCCGGAGTTCCTCCGCGCGGCGGCTGAGATGTTGGCGGCGCAAGTCGAGGAGGAAGGAATCAAGTGAAGAAGAAGAAGAGGATGTACTACCCGATTTTCAACGAGTCGGGGTCGATGACTCTGTTGGCACGGGTGATAGCGCGACACATAGACCTTAGCGACGCGGAGCAAGGGGACCGTTTAGATATCGTCGTATTGGCGTCAGGCGAGGAGGAAATAGTGGACAGAGCGCTTGCGGACGGCCCTTTCTCTCGTGACCCAGAGCGCCGATTAGCCGCCCAGAAGCGGCTTGCTGATAAGTGGAGGTAGATCTGTGATGCACATTACGATTCAGCGCGAGACGCTGCTTCGGGCGCTGGCTGTCGTCATGCGCGCGTGCGGTAACGGCGCGATGCCGATACTCGCAAATGTGTTGATGGAGTCGAAGGATGCGTGTCTGCGGCTGACCTGCACGAATCTTGACACGACAATCATCGTGTCTGACCTTGCGGCGGATGTGTACGCGGAGCAGAGGGATCTGGAAATCACGGCAGCCCGGGCAACAGACGAAGCTCCGGACAATGCAGGCGGAGGACTTTCCGACGACGCCAGAGGTCGACGAAAGCGAGTGGTATGACTTTCGCGGGGGCTACTTTAGGGATGGGGTAGCGAGCGTGATAAAATCGGCGGCGAAGGTCAACACGCGCCCTGTACTGGAGGGCGTGTGTGTCGAGGTCGATGGCGACGCTTTCACGTTCGCAGCTGCTGACGGTTTCCGTCTGGCGGTCTATGGTGCCTACATGGAAGAGGCGGCGTCTCAGGCGGTCAGGATAATCATGCCTGCACGCGCGATGCGCGAGATAACGGCTCTGGGCAAAAATGCGTCCGTGATTCGAATGCGGCTGAACGAAGACCACTCGCAGGCACTCGTCGAGGTGGGCCAGGGCGTGCAGCTTATTGCCCAGCTCCTAGGTGGCGACTATCCGAACTACGAGAAACTCATCCCGGAGGAGCATACGACGGTGACTCGTGTAGGGGGCGTGGGGTTCTTGCGCGCCGCGCAGATGGCGGCGCTGTTCGATCCGACGGACAGCGTGGGGATCAAGCTCAGCGCGGTCGACAGCACGCTAACTGTGTCTATGAGCGCGATGGACGGCGATACGGTGGCGGACGTGGACGCGCGCGTGGAAGGCGATCCCATCGTCGTGCATCTGAGCGGCCAGTATCTGGTGGAGTCTCTCGGCGTGCTGGGGCAAGGCACGATTGAGATGTCGACGAAAGATTCTCGTTCTCCCGTCCTGCTAGAGGCGGAGTCGATGCGGCATGTCATGATGCCGCGATATGCACAATAGGGGCAAGTGAAAATGAAAGACACTCAGATAGGATGGACTACGCATACGTGGAATCCCGTGACGGGCTGCACACGGGTTTCGGCGGGGTGCGATAACTGCTATGCGGAGACGATAGCGACGCGATTCGCTGGAACGCCTGCATTTCCGCAGGGTTTCGATGTGACTCTCCGCCCTCACAAAATCCGAGACCCCGTGGGCTGGCAGCCGGCCATGATTTTCGTGAACTCGATGTCCGACCTGTTTCACCGCGCGATTCCGGACGAGTATCTGCGGCGGATATGGGAGACGATGATGGATGCCGACCAGCACATCTATCAGGTGCTGACCAAGCGACCGCATCGGGCGGCGCGAAAGGTCGAGCGGCTGGGACTGGAGCTACGCCCACATGTCTGGATGGGCGTGTCCGTAGAGAATCAGCGGCTGGCTGAAAGTCGCATACCGGCGCTGCTTGAGCTGGGCGCGCCCGTGTCGTGGCTCAGTTGCGAGCCGCTGCTTGGGGCGCTCGACCTGAGTGAGTGGCTCGACGATATAGATTGGGTGGTTGACGGCGGGGAGTCAGGGCAGCGGCGGCGGCCTGCGGATGTAGACTGGTTTCGCGCGGTGCGTGACCAGTGCTATTCGCGTGGTGTCCCCTATTTCCACAAGCAGGGCAACTCGGCGCGGGCAGGCGAAGACCGCGAGTTGGACGGGCGGACTTGGGACGAGTATCCGATGATGGCGCACAAGGCCATTCCTCATGTCTAAGGCGTGGGACCGGCGCGAGGGGGAGTCGCTCAGGGCGTATGAGCGATTCGTGTACTACCTCGATCTTGGTCCGAAGCGGAAGTACGCGGCAGTGGCCGAACGGTTTGGGATTCGTGAGCGCACGGCGAAGGACATGGCCGCGCGACATCGCTGGAATGAGCGCGTGCTGGCGAAGGTGATGGATGATACGGCGGAATGGCAGGAGCAGCTCAAAGAGCATATCCTACGCTCGCGCAAGAATCAGCTACGCGCGGCTGACAAAATTTTGGACATGTTGCTGAAACGACTGAAAGATATGAACGAGAACGAGATACCGGCGTTTCAAGTGGCGAGGATGCTCCGAGACGTCGGAAAAGTTTACTCCGAGTTTCAGCCTGTGGACGAGCATGTGGCAGGCGGACACGAAATCACGGTGCGATGGGTGACGAGTGACACTGACGAGGACTAGGGTCGAGCTGCTGGACTGGGCTAAGCCGCTGTGCGAGGGGGCGCAGCGGTACAAAGTCTTGTACGGCGGTCGGGGCTCCGGTAAGACATATCAGATGGCAGGGGCGCTGACGCTGCTGGGTTGGCAGCGCCCACTCCGTATCTGCTGCGCGCGAGAGTTTCAGTCGTCCATAGCCGAATCCTGCAAGCAGGCGATTGACGGGTGGATACACCGGCTCGGGTTGGCCGGGTCTCATTATCGAATTATGCGGGATTATATCGAGGGCAAAAACGGGACTCGATTTTTCTTTCGAGGCATGTCTACGGCCACCGAGGAGGCTATACGCGGGTGGGAATCCGTAGATATATGTTGGGTCGAAGAGGCGCAGCGTATGAGCGCTCGGAGCCGGGAGATACTTTATCCGACGATACGCAAGCCCGGCAGTCAGATATGGATGAGCTTTAATCCGCGGCACCGATACGACCCGGTTTATATCGATTTCGTAGCCCGTCGACGCCCGGACGCTTGGGTTCGGCGAGTGAATTACGACGATAATCTATTCTTCCCTAATGAATTGGAGTCCGAGCGACTCGCTTGCCTGCGGGACGAGCCGGAGCGGTATGCCCATGTTTGGCTAGGGGAGCCGGACGATGAGGGCGCGGAGCGGCAGGTCTTGCCTTACGCGTTGTTGGAGAAATGCGTCACCGACCGCGAGGAGCTGGGTGGTAGGGTACATGCAGGATTGGACGTGGCGGACAGCGGCGCGGACAAGAACGCACTGGTGATACGGCGCGGGCCGATGATTCTCGACGTGATGCAGTGGTCGGCTGGGACGCTCGGTGCGACGGCTCGGCGCGCTGATGCGATATGCCGTGAGCGCGGTGTGCAGACGTTGTACTTCGACGCGGGCGGCATCGGCGCGGGGATACGGAGTTATCTTTCGGAGATGCGGGCGCGGACGTACACGGCGCGCGGCGTGAACTTCGGCGAGGCGGTCGCGGGTGGCAAGGTCGAGTATTCGCGGGGGCAGACGAACGCCGACTTCTTCGCGCGCCGCAACGCCCAGCTCGGTTGGGCGCTCAGGTTGCGCGCGCAGGCTAGTCAGCAGCTGGCGGACAGTGGCGGGGTAGAACCGTCGAGGTGTCTGTTCATACGGCGCGACATGAAACACCGCGAGGTGTACATGGCGCAGCTCTCACAGCCGCAGTGGGACGAGCAGATGGCGGGGCGCGTGGTGATAGACAAGCAACCTGATGACGCGCCGTCACCTGACCTCTATGACGCTACCGCGCTGGCTTTCGCTCACGACTCGCGGCGCGGTCTGAAGTCGCGGGGAGTGGCAGCATGAAACTGCTCGACCGTATTTTTAGACGCACTGACGCCTATTTGCAGTCATCGAGTGGCGGGGCATATTATCCGCTGACTCACGGGGGGTTCCAGAATCCGGCTACCGGCGCAGGGACGCTGGGACTCGACAAGGCCGAGTCCGCCTTTTGGACGCCGACGTGGTACTGGAGCAGACAGTCGCTTCAGACGCTCTACGTCCAATCGTGGGCGGCGGCTCATTTCATCGATATCCCCATCGACGACATGTTCATCCGTTGGCGGCAGTGGGATTCGGGCGCTGACGCGGAGCGTATGGACGAGCAGGAGCGACGGTATGAGCTGGTCGACAAGCTCGCGCGCGTGCTGAAGGCGGCTCGGCTGTACGGGACTGGGCTGCTCATTGTGGTCAGCCGCGACGGGCCGATGGAGAGTGAGCTGCGCCCTGAGCGCGTGCGCCCGGACGACGTATCGCACTTGTTGGTGTTCGATCGTTTCAGCGCGACCGTCCGCGCGTGGGACATTGACCCGCTGTCGCCGACGTATGGCGAGGCGCTCGTCTACGATATTTTCCCGACGACGGGGCGGCCATTCGGCGTGCATCATTCGCGGGTGTTTCGGTTCGACGGAGTTCGACCGCTCGGCGACGACGGCTTCACGATTTACGATCGGCAGTGGGGCGTCAGCGCGGTCGTGCCTGTCATCATCGCGCTGATACAGGATCAGGCGGGGGCGTCAGCGGCGGGCCAGCTCATGCAGATTGCGAGCATGGACGTCGTGAAGATGATGGGGTTCCGCGACGCGCTGGCGGGGCAGCAGGAGCTGGACGACCCCAGCCCCGAGGACGTCGGGGAGAAAATGAACGTGCTCAAGAGCGTCTATCGCACTGTCTTCATGGACTCCGACGATGACTTCGAGCGGCAGGCTGTCAGTTTCGCGGGGCTGCCTGAGATGCTCGACCGCATGGCTAGGCGGCTCGCGGCGGCGGCGCAGATACCGGCGACGCGGTTTTGGGGGCAATCTCCTGTCGGCATGAACGCGACGGGCGAATCGGATATGGTGAACTACGCCGAATCCGTAATGGCTATGCAGGAGCGGATGTTGAGCGCGCCGTTGCAGCGGCTGGACACAATTCTTGCGCGTTCCGCGGGCTTGCGGGAGGCTCCCACATATGAATGGCTGCCGTTGACCGACCTAAGCGAATCTGAGCGAATCAAGAATCTCAAGACTAAAATCGACGCGCTGAATGTTGCAATCAACGCGGGGATTATCGACGAGGACGAGGCGAGGCGCGCGCTCGACGGGGATGAGTTCTTGGGCGAGCTGCCGGGCATGGCGCCCGGGCTGCCCGAATCGATGGAGGGAGGAGAAGAGTTATGAAGTTTGAAACTTGGCAAATCTTGCCCCCAATCACTCCCGATAAAGCCATCATTCAAACCGCCGGTGGAGATCGGAGACTAGTAGTTCGGCGGCATAGCGGTCTATATACGGTGCTGGGATACGATGACAGAGATGCTCTGCGCGAGGTGATAGTCGTGTTTGATCGGCAGACTGGATGCGCGCACCCGGGTGCGGAGGATTTGGCGGCGCAGATAGAGGGAGACATGAAAAGAGGGAAGGGGACGCTCGAAGCACTCAGGCGGGCGGACGTATACGGCTGCTGCGAACCTGTATGGCACGACGGGGGAGCCTATCCTGCAATCAATGTCGCGTGGATGGTGGCCTACAATGCAGTGCTGGCCTCCAACCTCAAGCATGGCGACATATTGAACTGGGTAATAGACGCGGGCATAGCGCGGCTGCCTCAAATTTATGCGGAGAAGGGGGATGTTAGACCCGACGAACCCTGAAGACGTTGCAAAAATTTTGCCGCTCGTTCGGGGGCGAGTCAAGACGCTCGCTGAAATCACGCAGCTCGTGCAGTTCTTGTTCCATTATGATCCGACCGTGGACTTCGGCAGGTCTCGAAATCCGAGCGCGTATGAAATGCTCGTGGCTGCGATAGATGCGTTGGAGTGTCTTGCCCGTTTTGAGTCTGACGAAATCGAGCGCGAGCTTCGGAGCTTGCAATTTTCTGTCCGACAGCTGTATCCGATACTGCGCGAGGCGGTGACTCAGCAGGCGGTCTCTCCGCCGATTGGGATGTGCATGGAGGTCTTGGGGCGCGCTGAGACGTTGAAACGGCTGCAAATGGCGGCACTCTGGCTGGAGGATTGATGGGCTACGAAACGTACTATGAGCTGACTGTAAGCGAGGGAGGGCCGAGCCATGACGAGATGGTGGACTATGTTTACGGTCTCTTTGGCGACGACTCGCTAACTCGCAAGGGCGATATGAAACAGCGCTGGTACAACCATGACGCCTATATGCTTGCGCTTTCGAACCGTTGGCCGGACGTGTTGTTTACCCTAGTCGCGCGGGGGACGGAGAACAGGGTCGAATTTGGTCGGGAAACTGACCTCGACGTCTGGGTAAAGTACTTTCTTGGCGGTCGTGTGCAGTTAGAGCGAATGCCGCTCATACCGGCATGGGCGCCCCCTGTGTTCGATCCCTCGAAATTGGGAGACCCCAATGACGTTGTTGCGTGATTCCGTCCGCCGCGCGAAGTCGGCGGGCGCGTTTACGTGGTGGTATCTTTCGCGCGGCGGGGCTGCGATACAGGTCAACCCCGTGTCGAGCCGTTTGCGCTCGACGCTCGCCGACGCGGTGGCGGTGCAAGACGCACTGGCGCAGGTCTCGGGCGTGCGAGTGTCGCTGGACGATGCGGCGGCGGTGTCTGAGCTGCTGGCAGTGTCGGGCATGGCGCAGCCCGTTGCCCTTTCCGACGCGGTAGCTCCCGCCGATGCTTTGGCGGCGCGTCTGGGTCTGGGTCTGGTGGACGCGGCGGTACTCAGCGAGGACTTGCGGCTGGCACTGACTTGGACTGCGGACTTGTCCGACATCGCCACGCTGTCGGAGCAGCTGTTTGCCGTTGAGGAAGGGGACGTGTCGGCGCTGGCGGACGTGGCGACGGCGGTGGAAGCTCTGGCTGTGCGACTGCGAGTTATCGGCGTGCTGGAGGACGTGGCGACGCCGACGGACGTGCTGCGCGCGGGCGCGTTCGTGTCGCTGGACGATACGCTGGTGGGGATGAGCGACGCGCTGGTTGCGCGGGTGCGGATACTGCGCGGGTTCGCGGATGCTGCGCTACCGTCCGAGGCGCTCTCGCACACGCACATACAGCCGCGCGTGTGGCATGCGGCGCTGGCGGACGCTGCGGCGGCGCTGGATACGCTCGGGGCGGGCGGGATGTTCTCGGCGACGCTGGCTGACGCGGAGCTACCGGACGCGCGCATCTCGGCGGTGCATCTCTCGCAGCCGACGACTCACACGACGGACGTGGCGTTCGGCGACCCGCTCGGCGACCCGCCCGTGTTCGGTTTGGCTCGGTTGCCGGGCGCCCCCGCGCTGTCGGTTATGTTAGAGACCAGTTCGGCGGCGGTGGGCAGTGGGCTGTATGTGGCGTATGCGTCGGGTGCGCGCGGGGATGTGGGGGCGATAATCGAGGGTAACCCGACGGCGGAGATTTTGTTGCAGCAGTTGACGCTCAACTGGCTGAGATTTGGCGCAAGCGGTCCGCTGGTTGTCGTCAACCGCGAGGGTAGCGGCAGTATGAATGCCGCGTTCGCCGCCGATTCGGCTATCGTATTGGCGAACGAATTCGGGGACGCGCTGATACTCGGCGAGCAAGGGGGCGCGCCCAACGCGACGCATATTCCGGTGGAATCCGAAGGTTCGGGGTATTTGCGGTTTCGGGGAGTTTCGTCCGATGTAACTTCGTATGAGCGTTTCTTGAGGCGGCTCGGCGGTTCGCGGCGGCTGATACTCGCGTGGTATTCGTCGGCGGGGTCGCTTTGGCCGTCGTTGGTCTTGCTGCCGGGTTTATCGGAGCGGGTCGAGGTCGGGCAGTCGTCTCAGACGGTTGCGCTCGACGACGCCGTTGCGCCGAATGAGCGGCTGGTAGCGGATACTGAGGACGTGTCCACGCTGCACGACGACGCGGCGGTTGCGGATTCGCTGACTGCGGGCGGGCGGTTCGGTCCGGCGGTGTCGGACGCGGCGGCGGTGTTGGAGTCGATTACGTCTGTGCATGTGGTGACGCATACGCATCGCTACACTGAGACGCTGACTGACGCGGCGACGCCCTCGGACGGTCTCGACGAGGGCGGGACGTTCACGGCGGGGCTGGCGGACGTGGTCGTGGTGTCTGACGTGCCGCTGCTGGCGCATCTTGGCCATGCGCCGCGTCATGGGTACAGCACACGTGATATACTCACTGCATCGGAGCGGATGTCGGCGCACGAGCCGCGTCCGTTGAATCTGGGGGCGCTGGACACGCGCCCGCTAAATTGATGGAGGTTGAGCGTGAGTGACAGGATTGTAGCCCGCGAGGCGATGCGGACGGTGATGCGCTATCTGGAGGAGCATGAAGAAGAGGCGGTTGTCGTCCACGGGCGCATCGAGGGCTGGATCAACGGTGAGAAGGTCTGGGATCAGAAGAACCTCATCGTTACGGCCGGGCATAACATGCTGGCGCATAGGTTCTGGGGGCAGTCGAGTCCGCCGGGCGCGATTAGCCACGTGGGGATAGGTACGGGCGACACGGCCGAGGCGGCTTTGCAGACGGAGCTCGTGACGCAGGTGCATCGCAACGCGACGGCTACATTTACGCGGTCGAACAATGTATTGACCGTAACCGCGAGCTTCGGCAACGGCGAAGGCGACGGGCTGATAGCCGAGGCGGGGCTGTTCAACGCGGCCACGGGCGGCACGATGTACGCGCGGACGCGGTTGAATCCCGCGCGGCAGAAGAACTCGGCCGACACGCTCGATATAACGTGGACGCTCACCTTCTGATTTGGCTGTCCAGTTCGGCAACAACCTTTCGACGCGGCTGACGGTCGGCGCGGCGTCTACTGACACATTGCTACAGGTGCAGGGCGTCGGGGGGTGGCCTGCGCTTACGGGCGGTGACCACATGTGGGTTACGCTCGAGGACAGCACGGCAATTGAGATTGTGCGGGTCGAGGGCTATCAGGGCAACGGGCTGGTGGTCTCGACAGGTGGGCGCGGCGCGGACGGGACGACGGCGATAGCGTGGCCTATAGGCGCGGTTGTCGAAGTCCGGGTCTGCCGTGCGCTGCTACAGGACATCCAGGGCGGCGGGACTGGGACGGTAACCCATAGCATCTGGCACGGCGCGCTTCAGTCTGTGGCGCTAGCGGATTTTACCGTTGCGGATTTGGCTAGTCTAACTGCGGACGCGGGCGCGAGCGGAACGCAGGATCTGACGTTCGACGCTACGGCGCTGGCTGACGGGTGGACGACGTATATAGTAACGCTGAATCCCTCGATGATAAGTCGTGTGACGACGAGCGGCTTCGAGGTAACGAATTTCACGGACCCGGCGAATAGGCGCGATATTACGGACGGCGGAGATACGTATCACGTGTACAGTATCCCGAATCAAATCGGCGGTATCACGATTACGTACACGGTGACTTTTACACGATGATAAGGCTATCGGCTCTCCCATATTACGGCGGCAAGTCAGCGCTCTCGAACACGCGCAAGGGCGCGTGGATTGCCTCGCACCTCCCGCGCCGTAGGGACGTACTATACTGTGAGCCTTTTGCGGGGATGATAGGTGTGCTGCTCCAGCGTGCGCCGGCGAAAGTGGAGCTGATCAATGACCTCAATGAGCGTGTGATAAACTGGTGGCGGGTAGTGCGAGACCGTGCTGAGGAGTTCGAACGGCTGATAGCGTGTACCCCGCACAGCCGGAGCGAGTTCGAGTGGGCGCGGGAGAACCTGGACAACGAGGATCCGCTGTATCGGGCACTGGCATTTCACGTCGTCTGTAGCCAGTCAGCTCGCCATACGGATCTGAGTGGGCGGTGGATACTGAAGCGGAATCCAGGAGCGGGGAGCATCGGGCTCTGGCATAAAAAAAAGGTGGTGTCTTTGGCGCATCGTTTGCGGCGCGTCCAGCTCGAGATGTGCGATGCGGTGGCGCTGCTGGAGAAACTTGCTGGGATGACAGATGCCACGATTTATTGCGACCCGCCCTACGAGGATGCAGACGACTCTCCCTATGCTCACACTGTCGACCGTGGCGCGCTGCACGATGTTCTGTTGCGACAGCGAGGCCAGGTGGCGGTATCTGGCTATGGCGACGAGTGGGACAGCTTGGGCTGGCGGCGTGCTGAGCTAGACACATTCACGCTGCATCCTGGCGGCAGCGGTTCGGCGCGCACAGAAGTCCTCTGGATGAACTACGAACCGGAGTCGCAGTTGAAGATGAGTCTATGACGGGGGTAGGCAGTTCGAGCAGCAACAAACAGGGCGATGATCGCGCACGGCTCGTGGAGATATTTCCGTTTCCGGACGTCGACCATGCAGGCGAGGATTTTACTGGGCGGGATTTTCGACGTGGCAATCTGTACTGTCGCGGGTTTCGTGGGGCGAAGTTCGGCGAGCTGAACTTGGAGCGCTCCAACTTGGGAGCTAGTGACTTCGAGGGCGCGGATTTGTCGTGGTGCAATTTCTTCGAGGCTGAACTGCGCCATGCCAGTTTCACGGATGCGGATTTGAGACGGTCGCTGTTTGTGTGCGCCGACATGAGTAGGGCGGAGTTCGTCCGAGCGAATCTGCGGGGGGCGAGCATGTACGAGGCGACCTGCCAAGAGGCGGATTTTCGCAGGGCTGACCTTCGAGATGTGGACTTCAGGGGTGCGGATTTGCGCCACGCCGACCTTCGCGGCGCGTGGCTGGACGGGGTAAAATGGGGTCGGGCGAAAACTAAGGGAATGAAGGTGTAGTCATGCCCCGAATACCGAGTCATGGTCAATCGCTTTTCCCGGGCTGGCTGCGTCCGTCGTCGTCGAATGCGGCGATTACGGAAGCTCGGTATCTCGATTTCCAGAATCTCGTTGGCGACGCGCAGGGGCAAGCCGACCTTCGCGCGTTTCTCTCGGCTCAGCTCGGCGTCTACGTCCAGCGGATCGGCGGGCTGACCTACGCGAACGACCTGCTTCATTTGAGTTATGACGACGAGAACGGCGCGACGCAAAGCGTGAGTGTCGATATTACGTCGCTAGCGCAGGGCGTAGTTCCTATCGTCGGGCATACCGATGGCTGGCAGCCGACTCGGTTGCCGTTATCGGATTTTGGCGTCGAGGGTTTGGCGATAGGCATGTATCGCGCCTCGAGCGATTTGATTCAGGTCGCGGACGAGAATGGGGTTATAAATGGCACGGAGGTTCAGCCGCCGGGCGCGAGCGGTGTTTGGCGCAACTATGCGGCGAACGAAACCGCTCACTTTTGGAGTCGGCGCGGCGCGAATCAACATGTAAATTATTTTCAAAAGGTGGGTAGCGTATCAGGTGAGCACAGACATGAGATTGAGAATGGTGAGATACATGGCATAGCTGCGGATGCGGACAATATCTGGTTGTTGCTGTACGATTCGGCGCATTCGGCGTTGCGCCTGATGACATATACGATAGACGACACGGGCGCGCAAGATCCGAATCCGAATCAGACGATAGACCATACGACTATCACGCATGATTTGCCTGCCGGGTCGACCGCGCCCGACGATGTTGGCGGCGTAGTGCATCATGGCGACCGTGTATATGTATTAGTGCGCGGCACGAATGATGACGGCTTGCCCGTGACGCATGGGCTTGCGTACACGACGACGCATCCGTTTGCGCGGCGCAGCGCCGACGATAGATATTATGGCGTCAGTTCGGATGTCGTAGGCGGGTATTTTACGGACGATACTGATTGGATTCTTCAATCCCATTGGCTCGTAAAATACTTGGCGACGACGATGCTCGGGCATAACGATACGCCGCCCGCTTTTGGCGCGGCGGGTTATCCGTTAGTCGTGAACAGCGCGCGGACGGCGGTCGAGTTTTCGCGGTTGAGCGCCGCGGCGTTGGGGACGCCGATGGTATTGTTGGCTGGCGATATAGAGTTGTCCCATGATTCGTTAAGCGCGTTAAGTGGAGTGGACTTTACCAATTACGCTTTTTTGGTTGTCGTGGTGCATGATGTATATGGTCGTTATTCAGCGCCGTTGTTGGCTTCGTATGCGAGGTTAAATGCCCTGCCGTCTTTGCCGTCTGCTACTGCGTTGGCGGGCGCTGGCAACAGTGTCGTCAAGGCAACTGGTTGGCTGGGCGCGCACAATGTCGAGTTTGGGATTGTGCGGACTGGTGATACGACGTTATCGTTGGGGCAGTTGCATGAGGCGCAGGAGCCGTTTACGCCGAATCTGATTGCGACGAGTATGAATTCGGGCAACATCGAAGATTGGGATAGTATCATACTGAGCTTCCAACCGCAGGCTGTTTTCACTTGGCCATCTGCGCCTGCGGGTGGGCAATTTGGGATGGTATTTGGC